AGGGAGGGAAGGAGAGAGGGGCGGTATTGCTCAATAATTCCGCTCCTCTTTACCTTCTTCATGAACTTCTTGATAGCTGATGTAATTGATTGCCCATCTCGGACTTCCACCGAAACATTTGCGGGCCTCTTGGAGTTATAACCTTTCATTAAACCTTCTTATTTGTTATACGTTTGCTGAACCGGACCAATTGGAACCGGATGGAGAAACAGAAGAATTATCAATTCTTGCTGTGGGGATAGTGGTTAGACCGGCGATGATATCTACTGAAGTAGAACCAGACAACCAAATTTCTGTTGTTTTAAGTTCTAGCACAACGCTAGTATGGAATATGTTACTGGCTTGGCGACCGACACGGAAATATCGAGTACCATTGAGTCCGTTTTGTGAAAAAGCGACCTTAAGATCGGCTCCTGTCACGAAGTTTGTAATTTGAATCCAACGGGTAACGTAAGGAAACGAAATCTTTGTGGCTGCTGTAGCATTAATGCCACCAGTAACAAAAGGAATACCAGAAACTTGATAAGACGGGACATTCCCCAAACCAGATGAATAGATAAAAGATTCAGACATTTTAATTCCCTTTCTTATCTAAGTAGTTGCTTCCAAGCTTTACCGCCCATCGCAACGATAGAGGAAATATCAACACCTGGATCGTTTGGATCTTGGCCCGATAAAGGACTTGAAGGAGAGCCTTCTGAAATAGGCTCTGGAATGTTTGGGGTCGTTCCCTCAAAGACATTGACGCCTCTGAACGAATCCTTTCCAATAGCATCCAGTAACTTTCTCTTATGTTCTTTTAGTTGTCTTTCTCTTTCTTCTTCAGATGGTCCGCGCATGGCAGGCTGACTTTGTTGAGGCTTCTTAGCTTCAACAACAAGTTGACCGCCGATTCCTTTGGCGACTTCTGAGACAATAGAAGAAAGTAAGCCTTCTTTAAGAATGATCTCTTGGACGCATTCTTTAATCAAAGGCTTCAACATTTTCTTTAATTCTGCTTGATTCACATCATCCTCTCAAAACTTTTTTGACACCAGCTAGGACAGACCAGCGATCTAGCTCTCTAGATTCACGCATCTGAACACCGGCTTTCTTCAAATATCTGAAGAGATAGCTTTCAATTTTCTTCATAGCGGTACGAATCTTGGCTGGATCAATTGGCTTTTCTTTATGGGCAGTATGACCAGTTTCAAGTATATCGCGAATATCTGACATATAGAAAAACTCTGGATTGATCTCTTTTGCTTTTGGTTGAATTCTAAAGTCCTTTTCGAAGTTTACTTTGCCTTGCTTCATCTTGAGATACAGTTCTTTACGTTCGTCTGTAGTCATGGTGAAGAAGTCAACCTTTGAATACTCCTTATTTGGATCATCGGGCAGTCTCATTAGAAGAGCTTTTTCTTCATTTGATAGAGCTTGAATAAAACCGTTTGGATCATCAAACAGTTGTCTACGAGTAAACCTTAAAGTTCTTCCGTCTTTTACAACAGTTGTATCTTGGCCGAATTCGACAATTGATTTGGCGATTCTTCCTTCGAATGGTCTTGGGTGTGGAGCAGCAGGACGAACACCGGATGTATCAGCAGCTTCATTAACACCAAGTGATTCTTTAACTATAAAGCCTTTTGATTCTAGTTCTTTTTTGACTCTATCGGTGACATCTCTGACCGCCCAATTTGGAAGGTCTAGACCTCTAAGTTCATCGGTTAATGAAGTATCTGTCTTGGTATACTTGTGTTTTCCTGTTTTGAAAACGTAGACAGTCTTAGCTTTTTTCTTTTTCTTCTTCTTCTTGTCGTCTTCTTCCTCTTCTTCACCTTCTGGCGTCGCTGCGGCGCCTTCGCCGCCTTCGGCTTCTGCTTCGCCTGCTGCTGCCCCTGCTGCTGCCCCTGGAGCGGCTGTAACTTCAGATGGTTCGATGTCTTTCATGACCTGCAATAGACCATCGAGGGTAGCCAACCTGGAGTACTTCTGACCATGCTTTCTTAGGAAGTATACTGCGGCGCCACTTACCAAAAGTCCAACGCCAATTGCGGGAAGCAAAACTGATGCTTTTGATAGAGCAGCAGTACCGATGGTGGACAAACCTGCTCTTAGTGTGTATTTCTTGACAGGCACCGTGACGGTAGACACAACCTCGTCTACAATGTTGATTACTTTGCTTGGATCTACGGTCCATTCCATGCCGCCTGGAGTTTTCGCACCGAAAGCCTTAGCTAAGGTAGCTGCTGGATTGCTGGTGAGGTTGCTCCATACTGCCGAGAAAGACGATGGATCGGTTCCGAGGCTAGCTAGTTGCTGTGGAGTCAAACCATATGTTTTCATATCGGCTAGCAGCTCTGAAACTTTTACATTTGGTCCGTAGTGATTTACATCACCGAAGAAAATACGACCAAGTGTTTGCGTTACACCTTCGCCTGCTTCTGGGCCGATTCTATCGAGTACTCTTTCAGTAACAACCGATTGAGGCAGACCTTCTTTCCAAGTAACATCTGTGATAAGTTCAAAGAACCACTTTGTACGCATCAAAGCGCCGCCGAGCATACCGATGATACCACCTAGAGCAAGTACCATAGGAGCTACTTTTGAACGTAGCTCTTTTACTGCTGAAGTATCGAAGTCGCCTGTTAATGGACCTTCTGGTTCGGCTGCTGCGGCGCCTGCGCCAGCGGCGGGGCCTGCATCACCTTCGGCTTCTGCTAGTCTCTTGTAAACACTTTCGAGTTCGTAATCCATAAAGAATTGCATGACTTTACGCAAGTCTTTAATCATATCGTTTGCAATGTTTACATCAAGTTCACCGCTTCTTGCACTAGCGGCAATACTATCATAGATCGTACCAATTTCTTTTGTTTGGGCCAAGAATTGTTCGGGATCCTTTTGGTTAGGATAACCCGAAGCTTTGAGCTTAGTGTTTAGTTCGGCAAAAGCTCTATTGGAGGCAGCATCAGCTCTGGAGAGGATCTTGTCGATCTGTGCCTGTGCGGCATCTCTTTTGCTGCTAGGGAGCATCTTTCTCAAGGAAGTAAGCTTTGCCATTCCATGTTTGATGGAATCCCACAAGCCTTCATCAACTCTGCCTGTCTGCAGTTCTTGTCGAACTGCACGTTCGACTAAGCTTCTGACTTCGCGAGCTTGTTTCTTCTCCATCAGAATTAATTTGGATTGACTAATCTTATTCATTTTTTGCTCCCCAATAAATCGTCCAATATGGAATCAACAGTAAATAGTTTATTATTTCTAGTTTTGCCTTCATAAACGACGTTATCCATAAACGCCTTTGGAGTTGAAGGCTCTGAAACGATATCAAAGCAGATAAGCTGGAAGTCGTCTTCTACCATAGTTGTGCCATTCGACTGACGAACAGAACCAAGGCCGCGAGATGAAATTCCAATCTTAACTCCGTCATTAATGAGGGCACGCAAAGTATTGCCAGATGGAGTTGTTAGAACCTTGACTTTACCCATGAGGGTTTTTCCTTCCCACCATAGATCTGTAACCATGTGAGAAGAGTTCTTTAAATTGACAACAGAATCATCTGGGTGATCGAGTTCGCCAACGGCTCTGCGGTCCTTTACGACATCCATATATTTCTCTACTTCTCTCTTGAGAACGGGGAATGGATAGACACGACCATTGCCATTTAATCTTTCTGCTTCGTGGCATTTGCCAACAAGGAATAGTGCTTTGCCTTCAGCGGACAAGCGTTTTTCAGCCTCGGTCAAAACGTCGAGGCACATTCCATCAGGACAAAGTTCGTAGAATTCTCTTAATAATCTTTTAGACATTTTGAACCTTTTTGGTTATCAAGATAAATAGTTACTTATTCCACAAAAAAGAAAAACCATCCTGCTAAAACAGGATGGTTGGAATATCGAGCGGGCGCTACCCGCGCGAGTTAGCTACCGTTGCAGCAACGACGAACAGGCTGTAATAACCATTTCTTCATCGCTCACCTCTTTTGTGAAATTCTTTTCATGATAGCTTCTGTGATACCATGAATTTTTGCTTCGGCTTTTGCTGTTATGTCGCGGGTTGGATTGGCACCTGTGGGGTCATACCTGCCTTTGCTTTGTGGGGCGCTTGCAAGTTCTTTCTTGCCAATTTCTTCGGCGCTTCTAGCTTTGCTAGCAAGTGAAGCTAAGTCTATGCCTGCAATTCTAGATAGGAGAATAAGATGATCTCCAATTGCGTCTTTGCCACCTGGGCTTGCTTTGATCTTCTCAAACATTTCTCCAAGTTTATTGACCGCGCCTGAAGTTTGCTGAAACATGGCGGTTTGTTGACGTTGTACATTTGCAGCCTCGGCTTCGGCTGCGCCTGCGCGAGCGCCAGCGGCGAGGCTAGCACCAGCTTGTTTAATGGCCCCAGCGCCAACTTTTGCTGCGCCGCTAATTGCACCGCCGACCTTTCTAGCCATATCAAGAATACCTTCGTCAATAGCAGCTTGTACTTCCTCTTCGATAATGCGCTTTAGTTGAGCTTCAGTAAGTTTCATAATTTTCCCCTTATTCTTGTAATTTGTGAGTAATCTTTATTCCTTCATCATTTACCAACATGCTTAAAAAGTATGCTGTTCCTGCTGAAGTCCAACCGCAAATAAAGAAGTTGGCGATTGATTGTCTGAAACTAAATAGTTCGGTATATGGAGAAAGTAAAAATAAAAACCAACCTGCGTGGAAACCAAAACATAAAGGACAATGGAATAACTTTCCAAAGCCATTTAGCCATTCCTTTGAAGGTCTTATGCTATTAAAGATAGAAGCATAAACAACAAGGTAAGTAAGGCCATAAGAGCAGAGAGTGAACCAAGCAAGCTGTAGCATTCTTCTTCCATCAGTAAGTAAAGGACTGCCAGTAATAGGCATTTCCGTAAGTGAATGGTGATGCGCCAACAGTTCCTTTCTTGTTCTGTTGAGGGACTTCGCCAAGCTTGGTCGAGTCCTCATCGGATGGATCTGTGAACTGGTCTGTCATCATTTCATCGTAGTTTTCAACGAATTCGAAATAAGGTCTTTCGTCTTCGATATATCGAGAGATATTCAAAAGAAGTAATTTAATAACATCGAACTTGTCAGATGGATAATACTTTGCTTCCATTGAATCGTAAACATTACCGCCCTGGATAGATTCAGGGCTTACAAGACCTCTTTTAGTGAGGAAATGAAATAGACGATTTTGAGCGCCATAAACATAGTCACTCATAATGTCTTTAGCGAAAGCAGTAACTTTAGTACTCTTTGGTTGGATAACGATGTAAATGTCAGCGTGGTCGAACACCATAACATCATCGTTCAAGTTTTTAGAAACTTTGAGTTTGACGATCTCGCTGGGTTCGACTTGTTGTGGTTCCGAAGAACCAATTTTAATCGTTATTGCCATTGTTGGTGATCTCCTCTACAAGTGCTTGTAGCTTTAGGACTTTTTCGAGAACTTGTTCGTTGAGTGGAGTTTTCTTAAAAGATTCGATAAGTTCAAGTACAGAACCTAGTCTTGAAGCTACAGAACTATCGCTGTCTTTATAATTAGTAATTGCTTCCTTAATTCTTGAGATCTCTTCGTTTAGGTTGAACTGGAACTGCATCCCACCGTCGCTGATTGAAAGAACGTAGCTTTCAATAAGTTTACGTTGGGATTCGTTTAGGTTGCTGTTGTATTTCTTATTGAAGTTCTGAACGACCTGACGATAGACAAGATTATCGATAGGCTGCATTTCGCTCTTCTTACGTTCAACTGGACGTTCCATAAGGGTTCCAATTAGCTTACGTTCAAGAATAACCTTTTGCTTTACGTCGGTTTCTGCACCGAAGATCTGTGAGATAGTCGCCATAGTTTTGTAATTTGGCATAAAGGTTTCAAAACAGTTTTGACCTATGTTCTTATTGACCCAGTTAATCAATTTTGTTTGTTCGTTAAAGATTGTTTTGTGATCTAGCGTTTGATAAGCACGATAACTTTCTTGGATCAAACGCATTGCTGTGAAACCATCAACGCTGTTTGTCTCGTAAAGGGTTCTATACAAAGAAAGCTCTTGTGCGAGTGGCTTTCCTGCTTTAAAGAAATGAGCGAGAACTTCTTTGATCTGCTCTGCTTTAAGCTTGTCTTGTTGTAAGGAGGCAACTGCGAATTGCTTTACGAGTAGTTCGTAAAGAAAAGCGGTGTTTCTTTTCTTATTATGGCGTAATCTCATTTTTTCTTCTCCAAGGATTCTAGTAGTCGTTCTATTTCTTTTTCTGTGCGGAAGACCTCTGCTTCTTCCTCTGAGTAATTAGTCGTCTTGCCTTCGAAGATAGCACCTCTTGACAAACCAGTTAGATCTTGTAAACCTGGCGTTCTAGAACGCTTGGTGATACCAAAAACAGATTCAGGGGTATGAACAGAAGTTATGTTTTTCTTTCTAGCAACTGAACCTTTGTTTCTTGGCTTATCGGAATAGTAATTCCAGCTACCGCTTGGGCTGACGACCTTTCTCACCTTTCTACCTCTTCTGATTCTGATGTCTTCGTCAACTTCATCCTCTTGTAGAGGAGCGGCTTCACCACCGGCTTCTGCTCCACCACCTGGGGCGGCTAATAACGGCTCTTCCGGCATTCCTGGTTCTGCTGCTGGTTCGGCACCGGCTTCTGCTCCACCGGCTTCTGGGGCGGGAGCTTCAGCTCCAGCTTCCCCACCAGCGCCCGCTAGCTCGGCACCGCCAAATCCACCAAGCCCACCACCGCCGCCAAGAGCGCCAGCTTCTTCTTGCATCTTCTCAGCAACGGCATTAATCTGAGCATCAAACTTACGATCATAGAAGATCTCACGTTGATTGCGGAGGAATTCTTCTTCGGACATATTGAATAGTTTTTCGGCAATCCAACGACGGGAGAAGTAGCCTTCTGTTGCCTTACCAGCAACATCGAACTTAGTGGACCAATGCTCTAGTTCTTGCATTTCAGCAATACGAGATGGGTTATTCAAAGATAAGGAGAAGTTTAGAAGGTCATCGCCTCTGAACCCTAGAGTATAAAGATGGATAATTCCGATCTTCTCTAATTCAGAAACAACAATTCTTTGTAGTCTTTGGATCGTTCTAGCAAAGCGAATATCCTTTTGTGCTAGAGTCGTCTTATCTTCTTCGGAACCCTCTGCTCTTGAGATATAAGATGCTGGGATCTTTAGGGCAGAGAACAGTTTATCACGGAGGTATTTAACGTCGTCAATATCACCTGTGAATGTACCACCTGGGAGTGAGGTGATCTCGGTTGAAGAACCACCACGAACAGGAATATAATAATCCTCTTCGACTGAGAGCGGGTTATAGCGAAGATCAACGCGACCAGTTGTATCATCCATAATAGAGTTACGCTTCAAAGAAGTAATAACCTTCTGGACATATTGTTCTACTTCATTTGGGGGAATAGCACCAACGTCTATCTTGAAAACGCGGCGTTCTGGCGCACGAACAATACGATAAGCCATCATGGCATCTTCTAGAAGAGTTAGTTGTCGCCAGATACGACGAGCCGCTTCAAGGACAGATGTTCCATAAGGAGCGTATTTATCGTTACCAAGGATACGGAAATGTGCAACCTGCCAATTCTCAAAAGTCATACCGGCAGAGTTCCATTGGAACTGAACGTAGTTTGGATTGGTCTTATCCTCACCTTCAAGTCTTTCAAGCTCTTGTGGGGGAAGACCAATTGAACTTGTGATGCCCTTTACTTCATCGATATCAAGGTAAAGGAAGAAATCGCCGTATTTACACATTGTGCGACACCAACCAAAAAGGTTGAAGTTGATGTTTAGGATATCGTGATAAAGAGAATGTAGAACGCCTTTGATCTCATCATTACGGCACTTGATGTTTAACATTGGCTGAAGAGCCGAATATGTTGTCATCTCGTCAGCATAGATATCAAGGGCAGAGGCAATTTCTGGTGTGTATTCCATTTGGTCAAAATCCACATAACGTTCTGAACGGTTGTGGTTGATCATAATAGCATTCTGCATG